ATTATGGGTACCTAAAATAAAGTTAGTGGGGGTGAATATGTTGGAGGTAGGGATGAGGCAAGCACAGGCGGGGTTGGGGTCATTGATGGGTCAAGCGGGAGGGGGGAGGCGGATCATGTTGACGCGGCATGGGAAGGAGGTAGCGGGGCTGGTACCGGCTAGGGAGGCGAGGTTGCTGGAGGCGATGGAGAAGGATGGGGTGTTGGAGCGGGGGTTGGAGGACTTGGTACTGAAATGGAGGCGGATCGAGGGCTAATGGTCTCGGCGGGCGAGCCTGGATTTCATCAGGTTATTCCAGCCTATTTTACGGATGAGGTCTAGGCCGTCCTGGACTTGTTTAGCTTCCAGGGCACAGGCTTTACAGGAGGGGGAGCAGCCGGTGGGGTTGTGGTGGAGGTGCATGTGCTGGGTGATGCGGGGTGAGGGGCGGCGGCGGATCATTGAGGCCTGCGCTTCATGCGGGCTTCATGGCTGAGTTTGGCTTGGATGCGGCGGCGGGAAATGGCGGCGGCGCGGCGTCGGGCCTGGGCTGGGGACGGCTTGGGGATGCCGAATGAATGCACCAGGGCTACCGAGGTTTCACGTGCAACCTTGGCCCTATCTCTTGTCTTTAGTTGACTTTCGGCCTTCTTCCAGGAGCAGGATTCGCACAGGGTTCGATTGGGGGATGCGGGTTGTTTGTGGCAGCAGCGGCAGCGGCAGGGAGTGGGAGGGGGGGCGGTCATGGGGTCCAGGTCTGAGCCGCCTGGCGGACCTGCTCTAACTGACGGGCGCGTTCGGCCTGTTCGTCATCCATTCGCAGCCGCGTGCGGCGTACCAGCTGTGACTCGAAGCCCAGGTCGGGGAGTTCCAATAAGTTCTGGCCGGGAGGCAGGGCCAGCGAGAGCGCACGGGCTTCGGCGTCGTAAAAGACGCAGCGCTTCAAAGCTGATTCTGCGGCGGTCGAGGCGCCGACCAGCCACCAGGGAGTGGCGATCGATTGGCCCGCTAGCCGGCTAGTGCCGAGCCGGATAGTGCCGACCGGGATGGTCCGGACCCATTCGAGGATGGACGGAAAAGCGGAGCGGAACGGGCTGCAGGCGATCCGCTTGGCAAACTCCCACGGCGGCGTCGCCGGCTCCTGGCGCCGCTGCCGGATCAACTCCATGACGAAACCATGACAAGGCCCAGGCAGGGCACCGCTTTTCCAGGAACCGTTGGGGAGGAAGGCGCCGATGCCAGGGTCAACGGCCAACGGGGCTGGGGCTTTCATTCCATGACCTTGGAGCCGCCGCCGAAAAGCTCGGATTTCGTCTTATACCACGCCGCAATGCGTTCTGAGGCCATACGTTGTGCCTCCGCCACTGAGATTGGTTCGCCGCCTTCCACCGCCGCGCTAAACCCGCAGTGAATCCCATAACACCAATAAGAATGTAAGTTTGCCTCGTTTATGGGCCGGATGGTCTGATCCGGAACCTGTGGGTGGATGCCAAGATGGAGGTCCAAGCCGCTGTTGCGGTCGTAGCTAGTCTCCAGCCCGTAATGGCGGCATTTCATTCTACGTCCTGCCAGCGACGCTGATGGAGCCAAGTGGAGGCGTGGGTGATGAAACGGGGCTGGTCGCTTTCCCATTCGTTGGCGACGTAGTGCGCCAGACCGCGCATGATGTGGTCCAGCGTCGCCTGGTCGTCGTCCTTTAGTTTCAACGACTTCCAGGCCAAAAGCGCGGCGTGCTTGGCGATCTTGCGGGGATAGGCGGGCCAGAAGACGGCGTGGAACGCGTCTTCGGCGGTCAAATCGCCGGTTTTGGCGTCGGCGCCGCTTTTGGCCGCGCTAGCCTGTGCATTCTCTGACAGTAGAATAGGACCCGGCCCTCGTCTGTTATCAACCTCTGTGCCTGTTCGGAGGAACCCTACCCCTAACCCGGAGACGGAAGAAGTGGGTGTTGACGATTCTAGCGGTGGGTCCGATGGGCTGTCAAGGGAAATCGTACGATGGATCATTTTTTCTTTCGTACGATGGATCATTTTTCCTCCAACAGATTCGGGTCCAACAGATTAAGGTCCAAAAGATTCAGTTGCTCGCCAGCAGGAGCGGCTGGATATGACTTGAGCGGGGCCTGGGAGATTCCACCGCAATCTGCCGCCATTTGTCTCAAAGTCTCCTGCTCGCATTCCATCGCAGCCAAAACATTGCGATGTTTGTGTCTGAAATGACACAACACCATGCCAGCATGAACGTACTTCGAGACCCGGATTGGTCGCATGAGCCTGTCCCTCCTCGGGCAGAAAAGACGAGCGCGGGGCCGGAGACGATGCCAGGTCGTCTGAGGTTGCCACGCGAGGGAAACCTGGCCGCTCGCGCCCGTCATCTTCGCTCTTTCCCTCGCCGGGCGATTCTACCTCCCGCTTTTCCGCTTGCAAGGTTTTTCCCGCCGTTGCATCCTGCCGCTGCGGGGAGACGGAAGTTCAAATGCCCGGTCAAGTTTTTGCAGTCGGGGCTGTGCCCTTGAGGTCGGGGATGTGCCCCGAGTAAGCGACTCCAGTTCCATCCGGCTAGCGCCGATCCAGCCACGGAGGGCAGATGCCGCTCAAGAAGGGCTCCAGCAAGGCCACCGTCTCCCATAACATCCGCACCGAGATCGCCCACGGCAAGCCCCACAAGCAGGCCGTCGCCATCGCCCTAGACGTGGCCCGTAAATCAGGCCGAGGGCCTTCGATCCCCAAGAAGCCCAAGCCCTGAGTGATCTACGAGATCTACGATCCGCCACCTGTCGGCCACTGATTGAGCCATACGGTCTATGCGTGCCCGACCTGTGACGGGGTGATCCACCGCTCCAAGTCCCCGATCGCCGACGACGCCTTCGAGCCGCTGTCCAAGTTCCTCTGCAAGGACTGCCGCCGTATGGTGCCGTGGTACGCCATGAAGCGGCGACCCTCGGTCGTCGTGCTCGAAGCGGTCGGCGGCGGGATAACGGCCACGCTTCAGCAGATTCTGTTCGCCACCGGAAATCGTGAGAGCCAGATCGTTGACGACAATGACGACGACTCGACCGTAACCGAGAGCGGCACTAACACCGCCGCCGGCACTAATGATAGTTCGGACTTGACCTTCGATGAGGTGTCCCACGTTGACGGAATCTTAAACGTCCCCGCCAGCGGGCACATGGAGACCATCTATACCGTCACTACCGCCACTTTCTCCGGTAGCATCGACTTCGTGCGCTGGATTCTGCGCGCGGTCCGCCAGGATATCTCGGGCGCCCCCATCGCCTCGCGCCTCACCAGCACCACGGCCACCGCGGGATTCGCCGCCATCAGTCATCCTGCCACCATCAAGAACCTCACCACCGCGCTGGCCAACTACACCATCGACGCCACCACCGACCCATCGGACGGACGGCCCTGGACCTTGGCCAAGATCAACGCCCGCAAGTATGGTTTCCAGATGGACACCACAAATAGTGGTCCGCCTCCGACCGGAGCCGAAAGCCGCACCCGTGTCACCGAGTTCCGTATCGAGGTCTGGGGACACTGATGGGTGCCGAAAACCCTGCAAAGCCGACTCCGCAAGAGATCGAAGCCCTGATCGCCGAAATGGCGAGGAACGGCGAAGGAGCGGATCAGCGCTGGGCGCTCAACATCCTGCGCCGCGAACAGGAAGCCGAAACCGTCATCCCGCCTCCACTTCAGGATCACGAGGTGATCGAGTACCTGATCCGCGTCATGCGCCCTTCGGGCCCCGAGCCCTGCATGATCGCCTTCCGCCGTTGCTGGCCCCACAAGGGTATGGACGGGATCAAGAAGCGCCCGGTCATCAGCGATCGCGACATCAGCCCCGAACAGATGCTGGCGGTCGAAAAGATCACCACTCTCAAGCAGTTCTACAAAGCCTTCCCCGAGATCAAGCCCAGAGGCGGAGTCCCCAAGGGCTACCCCTCGGGTCGCGGTCTGGTCGAAAAGCGCGATTGGTGCCGCCGAGCTGCCGCCCTGATCCTCGCCGACCGCGAACAGAATCAGATCGACGGCAGCATCGCGCAGGAGGGCAAGGATGCCCCTACTACGGCCAGCACGTAAGCCATTCGATCACCTCAAGCAGTTCGATAGCGATGCCCACGTCCGCCTGCTCCGACATGGAGCCCTGAAGGACTTCTGGACCTTCTTCCAGTACATCTTCGGCGCCCGGACCAATCCCAAGGGCAAGCGCTGGATCGATCCCGAAGTTCATGAGCCAATGGCGCGCTGGTTCCAGAAGCACGTCGATGAATGGTTCGACGCCCGGGAACGCGGCTGCGGCAGACAGAAGCACATCGCGGCCCTGGTTCACCGCGAGGTCGGTAAGACCACCATGCTGGTGCAGGCCGGCATCTGCTGGTTGCACCTGCGCGACCCCGAGATCAGCACCTACATTGGTTCGGAGAAGCTAGAACTCGCGAGTAAGTCCCTGAACGCGATCAAGGCGGTGTTCGACGGCACCGATCCCTACCCGCTGTTCGCCAAGTTGTTCGGCGATTGGAGTCATGGCAGTCGCAAGTGGACCGATAAGGAAATCATCCACGTCGCCCGCAAGAACATCAGCCGCCGCGATCCCAGCATCGGCACCTTCGCGGTCGAGACCTCGATCGTCGGCGCCCACCCCGACGCGATCTTCTACGACGATCCGATCTCCTACGAACGCCTGCAGAGCGACACCAACTGGCTGGCCACCGTCAACTCCCAGATCACCTCCCTCTACCCGGTGATCCAGTCCGATGGCCTGGTGGTCTGGGTCGGGACCAGGTACGACGATGCCGATCACTTCGGCGTGGCGTTCGAGAACGAGGGTGTGGCGAGCCTCGAAGGTCTGCAGACCGATCAGATCACGGTCGATCCCAAGCACGGTCAATGGCACGTCTACTTCATGGCGGGAAGGAACAGCGATGGAATCCCAACCACCCCCAAGGTCTGGCCCGAAGACCGGCTGAAGCGCTACCAGAGACGCGACCCGCTGCGCTACGCTGCCCAGGTCATGAACGACCCGACCCTGTCCGACACCAACCCACTGACCCGGGAGCAGATCAAGCAGTACGTCGTCAAGAAGGAGCAGGTGCCGTGGAACAGCCTGCGCTACGCCATCTGCTGCGACACCGCCTTCTCTGACGGCGACAAGGTTCATGGCAAGGACGAGACCGTGTTCATCGTCCATGGCTATCCTCGCAACGGCAGCGGCGACGTCTACGTCATCGAGGGCTACGGCTCAGACGCCTGGCGGGCCGAGGACTTCGCCAACCAGCTGATCGCCACGGTACAGCGCTACCGGAGACTGGGAAGATCGATCTTCGCGATCACTGACGAGATGACCCATGCGGGCAAGAAGGGCGCCTGGGACATGGCGCTGATCTCACGCTTCAACGACGCCGGGATTCCGATGCCCCGCGGCCAGTTGCTCCAGTTCAATCGCCGCAACGTCCGCAAGGAGGAACGGCTGGTAATCGCCGCTAGCTTCTGGGTCGATGGCCATGTCCGAGTGGTGGAAGACGCCCCGGGCACCGAGGAGCTGATGAAGCAGATGGCCAAGATCGGCCAGTACATGGTCAACAAGAAGATCAAGATCGACTGGGCCGACGCCCACGCCGACGCCTTCCAGCCCGAGCTTTACAGCCCGATGCGCCGCGCCGAGACCCGCAAGCCCTACCTGCCCGGCGCTCGCGGGATCGATATGGACGGAATGGACGGCAGCATATTCGAGGACTCCGACGAGTATATGCAATGGCGGGACGACAACCCGCGGCCCCCGGAGAGGGGGTGACCCACAAGCATCCGTGCTCGTTCTGTGGCAACATCGTGCCGTGTGCCGATAACAACTGCCACACCCGCAACACCTTCATCTGTGACCGCTGCAACGAAAGGCATCTGAAGGGCCTCGGTGGTGTCGTTTTGGCCAACGAAGCGGAGAAGGATTACCGCAGGAGAACCGGAGGGAACCCATGAACACGCTGTTCGGCATCGTCTTGTTCTCGATCATCGAGAGCGCCGTCGTCATCCTGTGGGCCAGCCTTGTATTCAAGAGCGAGGTCTTCACCGGCCAGCAGGTGCTGGGAGCGATCGTGTTCGTGATCGGCTATACCATCGAACACATCGTCGCCTACAACGTCGGCAAGGGCCGGCCGTTCTTCTCCTGGCCCAAGCCGTGATTGCGACGACTCGCACTACCTGCCGTCTCTGCGGCGGGCCGTTCAACAATATGCTCTCGCTCGGCAGCCAGTACCTGGCCCGATTCCCAGACAAGATCGATCATGACCTGCCGCGGGTGCCGCTCAACCTGGTCCAGTGTAACTCTTGTAGCCTGCTCCAGCTTGAGCACACCACGCATCCCGATCTGCTGTTCCGTGAGTTCTGGTATCGAAGCTCGATCAACCAGACCATGCGGGACGCCCTTCAAGAGGTGGTGGACGACGCCCTGACCTATGTTAGCAAGGGCACCTGGCTCGACATCGGGGCTAACGACGGCTACCTGCTCTCCTGTCTTCCGGAGGGCTGGACCAAGATCGCCTGCGAACCGGCGGTCAACTTCAAGCCGCTGCTGGAGGAGCATGCCGACCATGTCATCGCCGACTACTTCTCGGCCAACCACGAATGTCTCCGGGACAAGACCCGCGGCGCCTGCGACGTCATCACGTCGGTCGCCTGCTTTTACGACGTCGATGACCCGAACACCTTCGTCGCCGACATCGCCAAGGCGCTCGCCCCGGGCGGGGTCTGGATCAACCAGCTCAACGACTCCCCCACGATGCTCAAGACCAACGCCTTCGATTCGATCTGCCACGAGCACCTGGTCCACTATGATATCCACAATCTGGCCATGCTTTACCTCCGCCACGGTCTCTACATCACTAAGATCAGCTTCAACGACATCAACGGTGGCAGCGTCCGGGTCTTTGCCCATAAGGAAGTAGCCGGCCTGAGACCGCTGGGACTGCGGGACGTTCCCAAATGCACCCCCGAGGCGGTGGAAGCCTTCGCGCGCCGGGTCGTTCGCTGGAAGGAGGAAATGGGTAATCTCCTGAAGGCGACCAAGCACGGTGTCTGGGGTTATGGCGCCAGCACCAAGGGCGCGGTCTTGCTCCAGTACCTGGACTGTAATGACCGCTTTGTAGCCATCGCCGATCGCAACCCGCTGAAGTACGGCAAGCTGATGGCAGGAAGCTGGATTCCGATCACCGGAGAGGCAGAGATGCGTAAGGAGCATCCTGGCCATGCGGTAGTGCTGCCGTGGCCCTTCGCCAAAGAGTTCTCCGAACGGGAGGCCCAGACCCGCGCTAGCGGCACGGCATTTGTTTATCCGCTCCCCGAGATCAGGATCGAACTTTGAGGATTGGGGTGCTGTGTCCCACCCGGGACGGCCCGGATCGGCTTCGGCAGGCGTTCCAGTCGATGATCGATACCTCCAAAAGCACCACGATGATCGCCTGCATCGACGACGATCAACGGGGTCTCTATGCGCCGATCCAGCACGAGCGATTGGTCTATCACGTCGCCCCCCGGGTCAACGTTGTCGATCTGCTCAACTCCGCCGTCAAGCTCCATCCATTTGACGTCTACGGCCTGATGGTCGACGACGCCCGCTTCAAGACCTTCGGATGGGACGACTACGTCGTCAGAACGATCGAGGCGTTCCCGGCCGGCATCGGCGTGGTCTCCGCCCACCACGGCAAGGGCTGGTTCGTGAACTTCCCCTATGTCTCGGCCCGCTGGATCGAGGTCGTAGGCTGGTACGCCTGTCCCCAGACCCATCACTTCTGCTGGGACACGGTCTTGGAACTGCTCGGCGAGGCGACACACATTGACTATGCGTCGGAGCAGAACTTTGCCATCGAACACGATCTCCTACAAAACGACGCCACCCTGTGCAAGTTCGCCAGTGACTGCATTCAGTTCCTGGGATGGTGTGTCAATGGCCGGCGCGACGTGGTTCAGAAGCTGCGCGAGGCGATGTGATCGCTGTCCTATGCCCGACCCGCCGCGGACCCGACGCCCTCAAGCTACTAGCCAAGTCGGTGGCTGACACCTCCAACGCTCGGGTGCTGGCTTATGTAGATGATGACAGTCGCGAGGCGTACCGCCACGGCTGGGGGCAGAATCCTGGGCAGTTCGTTGATGCCATGGCCCGGACTTTCATCTACGAGGGACCAAGGATTGGACCTGTTGCCTCGATGAATGTTCTCGTGAACCACTATCTAGATCAGTTCGATATCTTCGGTATGGTCCCCGACGATGCCACGTTCGAGACCGCAGGATGGGACCGGCGCATGGAAGAAGTGGCGGCCAGTTTTCAGGGCGGCATTGGTGCTATGTCACCAAAACATAGCCTGGGGGATCATGTCGATATCCCGTTCGTGACGAGGCGATGGATCGATATCCTCGGCTGGTTTGCCTATCCGGGTTTCTACCACTGGGGCTGGCCCACCGTGATCTCGGCGCTGGCAGAAGGCATCCAGTCGTTGGTCCATTTGCCGGAGGAAAGCTGTTTTGTCCGCCACGATCATCTGGAGCCCATGAAATCAGGACACCTCGCATGAAGACACGAAGCAGTTTTACGCCTTCATGATCGCTCGCTATCAGAACGCATTGAAGCATTTGAGGGACGCCAGATGAGAGTGGCGGTGTTATGCCCGACCCGGGATCGCCCTGAACGCTTTCAACGTCTGTGTGATTCCGTCAAGGCCACCTCGTCGGAGGCCGTGGTCCGGGGCTACGTCGACGAGGATCAGGTAGACCTCTACCCGCCGAGCAATGGCCAGCGGTTCAGCTGGGAGTCGGGACCGAGGGTTGGCGTCGTCGCGGCCCTCAATCACCTGGTCAGAAAGAACCCCGGATTCGACGCCTACGGCATCCTGACCGACGACTGTGTCGTAAACACGCCGGGCTGGGACTACTACATCGGCGAGGTGATGGACTCGTTTCCGCGCCGACTGTGTGTGGTCTCGCCCTACCACAACTTCGGCAACCAAGTGGACATGCCATTTGTGAGCAAGGAATGGATTAGGTTGATCGGCTGGTACGCCTGTCCCAACACTTACCACTACTGCTGGCCTATCATCACCGGCCTGATCGGCGAGATGACGGCGATCTGCCACTGCCCGATGACCCGGTTTGGAATCGAGCACGATCTTCATGTCGAAAACAAGGCGGCGCAGGTGCGAGATGCCCAGCCGTTCTTTGAGTTTGTGAGTCTAAAACTACCGGCGTTGGTCGAGCGCATCCGCGAGGCAATGAAATGAACCAGAACCCCTATCGAGTGCTCGACTATCCTAACGGATTTATCTCGGAATGGATTGCCGGCAAGTTCCCGGACGGATACCGCGGCCATGCCATCGACATTGGCGCCTCCGACGGCATCTCCGTCAACAACACCTATCACCTGGAGCGCGCTCATCGCTGGACCGTGCTCTCAGTCGAGGCGAATCCCAAGTTTTTGCCCCTGATCCGGAAGCACCGCACCTGGTACGAGTGCTGCGCCTGCGCGGCGGAGCCCATCGATGAGGCCACGTTCTATGTCAATCCATTACAGCCAGAGGTATATTCGGCGCTCAAGGTGCCGGGCCGTCCGCGGATTATCGTCAATGGTCAGTCTTGCGAGTCGGAGAAGCCGGCCAACTGGGAACAGATCAAGGTGCCGGTGCGGACCGTAGACCAGTTGCTAGACAAGTGGTCATTCCCCAAGCTCGATCTGCTCTCGATCGATGTCGAGGGTGGAGAGCGAGACGTGCTGATGGGCTGCGATCTGTTGCGCTGGAAACCCAAATGGATCGTCTCGGAATCTTGGGAGCCGGGAGGCGAGCATGTCTATCTCTCAACCTACGGCTATCAGCGCGTCGCGCGTTGCGCCCACAACGACATCTACATGCTGGTGGAGTAATGAGCGAGTATTCTGGCAATAACGTCGATGACATTGTCAGGCCGTTTCTTCCCGACATTGGCTGGGCCTGCGATGTCGGGGCCAGCGACGGGGTTTTCTTCAGCAATACGCTCGCGTTCGAGGAGCGTGGCTGGACCGTGCTTTGCATCGAGGCCAATCCGCTGTTGGCAGAGAAGGGGCAGTCACGCAGGAAACTATGGCGTGCGGTGGCCGCCGGGGCAGAGGACGCCGAAGATCGCGAGTTCTTCGCCTACGGCAGTGAGCCCTATCCCAGCTGGTCGTCGCTGGCGCCGATAAAGAGCACCCCGGGGCAACGGCCAATCCATGCCTTCAAAGTCCCCGTGCGTCGGCTCGACCGCCTGCTGGAGGAGGTCGGATTCGATCGGCTCGACTTTTTGACCATAGACGCCGAAGGATACGAGCCGGAAATCCTGGCGGGGTTCACGGTCGAACGCTGGAAGCCTAAAGTCATCGTCGCCGAAAGCTGGAAGGAGGGCACTCTGGCGACCCCGCCCGGCTATTCCCTGATTCGGCGGGTGGAGTACGATAACATCTTCATTCGGGAGGGAGCATGAGTGAGGTGGTGTTCACGATGCCCGGCAAGATCGGCGATGCGCTTCATCAGTGGCCGGTCGCCTATCATTGGGCCAAGCAGACCGGAAAGAAGTTCACGCTCTGGCTTGATAGGGGATGTCTGGTCCCGCTGGTTAAGCTGTTTGAAGCCCAGCCTTGCGTCGAGAAGATAGAACTCAAGGGCGGAGTCGAGCATTACAACTGCGGTGGCCAGCCGTTCCATTTCGACCTCGACACCAAGGAGTTCGTTGGCAAGACGGTCTACCACTTGGGCCTCCGGAGCTTCCCGCAGCGCCAGTTGACGCTCCACTGTCTGAACGACTCGGGGGTCCCGGTGACGGTGGACATCGATACCCTGACGGACGAGCCGAGCCTGATCGTCGAGCCGCAGCAGAAGAAGAACCGCGTCGTCCTCCACGGCCAGGCAGTCTATTCCCATACCCGAGCAACCCCCGGATTCTGGAAGTTCCTCTACGCGATCAAGCAGGACCTGGAGGAAAGATTCGAGGAAATCGTCTTCGTCGGCTCGGAGCGCGACCGCGAGGTGGCGACGCGGGTCTATCCGGAATGGAAGACCTTCGACGATCAAGGCAACTTCAAGCTGCTGGCCGACTTCATCGCCGCCTCGGAGTTGGTGATCGGGGTGGGTTCCAGCGTGGTTGTGCTGCCGAGCCTGCTCAAAGTCCCGAGCGTCCGGGTTCATGACCCAATCGGGGACAACCCCAAGAACCTCTGGGAAAACCTCCAGCGAGATCACCTGAACGAGACCGAGATCGAACTGAGAAGGTCGTGGCCGGAATGGCGGGACAAGCACTTCCCGGCCAAGGTGCCGGCGTGAGGACCATGGGTGAGCTTGTGGATCGTCTATCCATTTTGAACATCAAGATTTACAGCGTTCAGGACAAAATCTATGGCTATTCCGCGGACTCGCTGGACGTCTTCAAGGGCCGGGATCAAGCCGAGGTCCATGCCAACCTGAAAAAGCTCGCCAGCCTGAACCTGGAGCGCAACGAGACCATGCGGGCCATCGATCAGTGTCTCGCCGACGCCGTGAAGTCTGGGACCGCCAAGGTGGACGAGCGAATCAAGATCACGGGTTGACAGGCGCCCTATGTCACCCTAGCGTAAGACGTTGAACAGGAGGGCCAAGGATGGCCAGTACCCCCAAGGGCTACGGACCCCGCCCGCCCGCCAAACGGCGCCGGCAATCCCCCGCCGATGCAAGGTCCGAATCGCAGGATCGCGACCTCGATGCTCGGGGCTACTCCAATAGCCCCAAGCGAATGTCCGAAGACGACCTCAAGGTCGAGCTGCGAAAGATGACGCCGGCCCAGTTGCGCCGCATGGAAAAGCTCTACTACCAGCGGCGCCGGGACACGATATAGATGCAAGGCAAGTATCCCTCGGGGGAGTTGCCAGACCAGCGCCAGGCGGTTTCCACGGCGCGGCTGATCGAACTCGTAGATGGACGCAGGCAGGACAGCATCCGCTACAACTCCAACCTGTTCAACAAGCTCAAGTCCTACTACGACAGCTATCGGGGTCTCTGGTCAGGGCGGCTCAACCAGTTCCGCAACCAGCTGACGATTCCCTTCACCTTCGCGATGATCCAGTCGGACGTTGCCCGCAAGGTCCAGACCTCGTTCGGGGCGTGGCCGATCGTCTCCTTCGAGGGCTATGCCCCCGAGGACGTGGCGCGCGCCAAGAAGAACGAAGTGCTGGTCTCGGCCCAGATGAAGGACGCCAACTCGATCATCAAGGCGGTGGACCTCTACCTTCAGGCCGACATCTGCGGCACCGGAATCGTGCGCTACGGCTGGAAGAACATCACCCGCAAGAACCGCTTCCGCAAGATGGAGCAGATCGCCCCCGGCCTGACCATCCCCGTGGTCCACGAGGAGATGTCAGAAATCTTCAACGGCCCCAACTGGGAGCCGGTAGATCGCCTAGATTTCTGGCAGCAGCCGGCCGTCAAGCGGATCGAGGCCATGGGGTGGGTGATCCACCGCTACTGGGCAGACTTCGACGACCTGATGGACGACGCTAACAGCCCGACCCCCTACTTCGATCCGCGCGCCGTCAGGGCCCTCAAGGACGCGCCGCTTCAGGGTGCGGCCTATGGCGAGTTCATCGAGCGCAAGGTCGCCTTCCGGAACGAGTTCGACTACACCGCGCGGCAGAACGAGCGCTTCGCTAAGCCGGTCGAAATCTGGGAGATGCACGGCCTAGTGCCGAACGAGTTCACCAACGACGGCATCAGAGGCCGCTGCGTCGCGATCGGTAACGGCCGGGTAGTGCTCAAGAACCGCGAAGGGCCGATGCCGAACCAGCAGAAGCCCTTCCTCGCCTACTGCCCGATGCCCGATCCCTACAGCTTCGACGGCATCGGCAAGGCGGAAATCGCCTACGGACCCCAGAAGACCATCGACCGGATCGGCAACCAGAAGCTCGACGCCATCGATCTCTTGATCGATCCAATGTGGGCCGCCTCCGACACCGCGCTCAACAACCAGTCGCAGAACCTGTTCACCCGCGCCGGACGCGTTCTGCTCATCAACGGACCCGCCGACGAAACCTCGCTGCGCGCCCTGTCCCCGAACACTCAGGGCGTCAACATGGCCTACACGGAGATGGGCCAGCTGCACCAGTTCATGCAGGTGGGCATGGGCCTGAACGACATCATCATGGGCATGAATAGCGGCGAGCGCGAGACCGCCCGCGGCACTCTGGCGCGGCAGGAGAACGCCATGACCCGGCTCGGTATGGAGTCCCGGCTGGCGGAGGAGGGCCTGATCGAGCCGCTGGCGAACGCCTTCCGGCTGATGAACCGCGACTGGCTGCCGGTGCCGCAGCAGTTGAAGATTCTCGGTAGTTTGGCGATGGTCAATCCGATCACTGGGCTCCCGATGCCACAGGATTCGGTCTCGATCGACTACGACGATCTGGCCCCCGACTATCGCGCCCGCGCGGTGGGAGCAAGCCAGATGATGGGCCGTTCGGTGCGGCAGCAGAACTTCCTCGCCCTGTTCCAGTTCCTGTCTGCCAACCCGGTGATGATGCAGATGGTCAACTGGGCCGCCTTCGCCCGCCAGGCGTTCGAGCTGTTCGATTTCAAGAACATCGACGAGCTGCTGGTGCAGACGGTGCCGATGGTGAACCAGCTGGCACAGGACACCGGACAGAACCCGATGGCAATCGCCGGGGCGGTGAGTCAGGACCTTCCCCAGCTCGATCCGGGCGTTCTCGGCCAGTTGATGCAGACCCAGAACCTAGGAAGGATCGCGGCCTGATGCTGACTAACGAACAGGCCCAGCAGGTTTCCATCGTCCTGCACATGGGAGGATGGAACGAAGTGATGAAGCCCGCCCTGATTCAGCGGCGGGAGATTGCGATGGCTGCTCTGGTGCTTTCGAGGTCCGAACGACAGACGAAGCTCAAGGGCACCGACTTCGACACCGACGATGACGTGCTCCGAGCCATGGTCAAGGATTGCAGCTGGATGACCAATATCTGGGAGACCGAAGTCAACGTGGCGAGGCATAACCAGCAGCGCGATGAACTCGATGCTGCCACGGCGAACCCGTGAAGAAGGAGACTCAAGGATGAGCGAGCCCAGCGGTATCGAGCCCATCGGACCCGCGCCGGATTTGGCCGGCTATCCCACGCCCGAAGCTCTGGCGCAGGGATACCGCAACTCCAGCGCCGAGGCTCAGCGCCTCAAGGCCCGGGCGGATGCAGCCGAAAGCCAGCTTCAAGCCATGCTCGCTGCGAACCAGCGACCGGTCTACAGCCAGCCGCCAAAAACCTGGGAAGACCAGCTGATGGAAAATGGAGTCGATCCGGCACCGATCCGTCTCGGCATTCAGCAGGAGAGCCGGCAGATCGTGCAGGAGCTGTTCCAGCCCATCGCGCAAGGATTGCAGGCGCGTGGCAAGATCGTGGCTCAGCACCCTGATTACCTCAAGTTCGAGCAGCAGGTGGCGGCGTTCATCGAGTCCGATCCTCAGTTCAGTCAGAGTTACAACAAGATGTTCAGTGTTGATCCGCTGGGAGCGATGGAGTTCGCCTTCCTCAAGTATGGCGATGCCCAACGTCGCAATGCGGTCCCCTCTCCGAACGGGAGTCTGGACCCAGCCCACGCGACGATTCCCACTCAGCGTTCCGGTGATTCGCGCCGCGGCGAAGACCCAAATGACACCATTCGCGCTGCCTACGAGCGCTATCAGCAGGCTCCAAGCTCGCCCAATGCCTATGCCTACGCCAAGGCTCGTCTCAGAACTGTCATCACGGATGAGTTCCTGAACCAGTAATCAGGGCTCGGAGGGCATAAGGATATGCCTGGTTCTACCACCTACGACGTCGGCTTTTGGCCATCTGCCACTGCGCCGACGCACGAGGATTTGGTGGATATCGTCACCATCCTCGATTCGTTTCAGGCTCCATTTTTCTCGTCTTCGCCGAAGAACCGCGCGCGTGACGTGATCCATTCATGGACCGTGGACACGCTGGCGGCCACGGCGACAGCTGGAAGCGTCGAGATGTCGGCGTTCGGCGTCAGTACGCTCACCGCTCCGACTCGTCTGATCAACGCCACGCAGATTTTCCGGCGCGACATCGAGGTGTCGGATCGCGAGCGAGCCAGCAACGTTGCCGGCATCCGCGACATGTACGAACACCAGATCATGAAGGAGTTCAAGGTCATCGCCCGCAACTTCGAGGCACGCGTCTTCGCGAGCACGCTGGCAAGCACGGGCACGGCCTCGGGCGACAACAACAACGCTTCGCGCATGGCAGGCATCCGTGGCTTCTCAATCATCACGGCATCCTCGGCGTCAGGAGGCGTCACCACGGCCGACATCGTTACGCTCTCGGAGTCGCTGTTCAACGCCGGAGCGGAGCCGGATTCGATTTGGTTCGCCCCGTCATCGAAGCGTCAGTTCGTCAATGCCACCGTGTCTTCGGGCTCGGGTAACGTGCGGAACATCGCGGCGACCGATCAGAAGCTGGTGGCCAACATCGACATCTTCGAGACGCCGTTCAATCAGCTCTACGCCGTCATCACCGATCGGTTCATTCCGATCAGCACCAACTCGGCATCGGGTGCGTACTTCATCGGTGATCGTTCGATGGCCAAGACGAGCTTCTTCCGCCCGCCCCAGCACAAGCCGATGGGCAAGACAGGGGACGGCACGCGCGGTCTGGTGCTCATGGAGTGCACGCTTCAGCTCGATCACCCATCGAGTTGGGCAGCCATGACAGGTGTCATCAACAGCTAGCGCATCCAGCTAGCGCAATCTCCGGGGAGCGGGGGCTTCGGCCCCCGCCTCTCGAAGCGGAGGGACAATGGCGCTCGGCGGACAGAGTAGCGCGCTCATCACGGTCAGTAAGGCACAGGGGTGGGACCCCACAGTCATTCAGGGGCCGGGAGGTGGCGAATCGATCGCCAACTTCGACAAGGACCCGACCACCGACAAGATGACTCACAAGACTATCGGCACGCTGCCGCAGGGCACGCCAGACACGTTCCCGGATGCTGATGCTCCTGATATGGGTCCGGGCGTTGACTGGCAGCATCCGCAGTATAACGATGGCAATCAGCCGGACCGGCGCACCAGTGGCGCCGATCCCACGCCCGGGAAGCCCGGGGCATAGGAGGAAGCAATGACGGTCACCATGAAGGGTGGCACCAGTGGTTGCAGGCACGACTATCGCGCTCAGGTGCCGGATTCGGGCGCGTCTCAGCCGGTACTCAACACGGCATCGAACAGTTCGACCTCCTACGGCGTGGCATACCCGGCCAAGGGCGGGACGCATCCATTCGAGCAGCTGACGCCGGATTTCATGCCGGAGGGCGGTTCCATCCCCGCAGACTCGACCGACGTCGCGGATCAGGGCGCATGAGCGGCATCGAGGGTTTTTTCATCGCCAAGAACAACAACTCGCCCGCCGACACGCTGTTGGATTCCGATCTCCTGATGGCTGTGGCGCCGGACTATTACGGGCCGCGGTTCGACGCCATCAGGGAACTGCGGGACGAAGACGATGGCTCGCTACACAAGGGCAGCAGCTTCCGGCGGGTGGCGAGCCTCGTCAATGTGCCGCTAGCGAACGCGATCTCTACCATCCTCGATCCGGGATGGATGCGGGACAAAAAGAAGTTTTATGCCTGGCTCGATCGCAATCGGGAATACTGCACCTATCAGCGCAAGGATCGGGCGAGCATGAATGCGCTCACGCAGCGCGATTTTGGCAATCTCGGCAAGGAGGTCAGCGATGGCGGACTACTCACCGCGCCCGAAGCGTAAGGAGCGCGCCTATGGCTCCGGAGCCTATGGAGTCTCGGAGTCAGACAGCCTGTACAAACCCGGCGCCCATCCGCCGACGCTCAGCACCAAGCCATGGGACACGTTGATGGGTATTGCGACCAAGATCGGCAAGAAGATCGAACCCAAGCTAAATAAGTTTTTGAGAGGCAAATGAGCCAGAAGAACCCGCTCAAGGTCTATACCTCGGTGCCGCAGAAGCATACGGCCAGCTTCTATTATCGGCTCCAGGTGCCGTTGCGGGCGGCGCAGATGCTTCAGCTACCGATCAAGGCGGTAATCGATACCGATTCGGCTTCGGTGTCGAATGAAGATCGGGTCCGTATCTTCTCCGAATCCGATCTCATCCTGCTCTATCAGCCGGTGGGCGAGTCGGCGAACCAGAACGTGCGCGCCGTTCAGAGCTTCCTACCGAGCAAGCGCGATGATGGCTGGAAATGGGCGCCGACGATCGTGCTGGAGGCCGACGACAACCTGTTCAACGTCTCGCCACTCAATCAGGCATTCAAGAGCCTTGGCATCCGAGACATGAACGGCACCGAGATTCCGGTCGGCCACCACGTTGGCGTGATGAGGGACGGAGAGCGGCGGGTGCTCTGGAAGGACGGCGAGAACGGATTCTCGATCGCCAAGAACCGTCAGGCGGTGTCCGCCTATCGAAAAATCATCGATATGGCGGACGCGATCCAATGTTCTACCTCGGCCGTGGAGGCGGCGGTCAAGAAAGAGACGACGCCGCGCCGGACCCGGGTGTTCCCGAACAGCATGATAATGTCGGACTACGAGCAGGTGGACCTGCGCGAGACTCCCGACCAGATCAGGATTCTCTGGCAGGGCGGCATTAGTCACTGGGAGGACTGGTATCCGCTGAGGGAGGCGCTGGGCAACATCACGAAGAAGTATCCGCAGGTCCACTGGGTCATTTGGGGCGCCAACTTCCCCTGGGTGAACGAGTTGATCCCGGCTCACCGAATGACCTTCAAGTCCTGGTGCCCCTATCCGGAGTACCGGCTCCGACTGGCAATGGTCGGGCACGACATCAACCTGGCCCCGCTCACCGACAACGTCTTCAACGTCTGCCGATCGGCAATCAAGTGGTACGAGTCGAGCGTGCTCAAGAAGTCAATCCCAACGCTGGCGCAGAACACGGCCGCCTATGCACGCGAGATGGTGGACGGCGAAACCGGGCTCCTGTTCAACAACCCGGAGGAGTTCGAGTTGAAGCTGGGTCAACTGATCGAGGACGCCAGTCTCAGGAAGACGCTGGGGAGCAACGCCAGGGACTGGGTGCATGAGAACCGCGATGCGCTCAAGATCACACCCGAGATCGTCGGATTCTGGGAGCAGTTGCGGGAGGAGCGCAAGATCGAGCAGCCGCACGCCTCCGATGATGAGTGGAAGGAGATCGTGGCGGAAGCAGAAGCGGAGATGCAGCAGGAACAACCGATCGTTCCCGTGGGGTAAGAGATGGCCCTGTTTTTTGCTTCCACCAAGCCATGGATAACCGCAGTAGGAGAGATCGCCGATACGATCGGGGCCTCTGCTCAGGGAGCGATGACCGATCGCGCCCACAAGTCTCTGGTTGCGGCGGTCCAGTACTTCAACGGCAAGAAGTGGGAGTTCATGACCACCGAGGGGACCCCGACCCAGGTCTTCGGCCCCTTCAACGTCTCGGTCACCGCTTCCTCGGGACAGGTCACCGCGGCGGTCGTTACCGATCACGGCGTCAAGGTGGACGATCTTCTGGTAGGGAACGGCTTCGGTGCCGGGACGCGGGTAACGGCGACCGGGGCCAACTCGATCTCTTTCAACTTCGCGGTCGCGACTGCGTCCGGGGCGCAGAGCTACGACATCACGGCCCAGCGCGCCTTCTACGACTTGCCGTCCGACTTCAAGACCGAGTACTCGGTCCAGTTGCTGGGCAGTAATCGCACGCTGTTCCCGCTGCGGCGCCGGATGCGGGTCCGTTCTCAGCCGCAGGAGAACTTGGCCTCTACCACCGATCGCTACGACATCTTCTCGGTGGGCCAGAAGGGCAAGATCAGGCTGGTCCACGATCCGGGCGGCAACGATGTGCTCCAGCTCGGCTACTACCGCCGGATCGCGGTCGGCTCGGCGTCGGGTGACAGCACTACGCTGGACATCCCGCACGACTACGAGCTTTACCTGCTCTCCTACGCCAAGTGGCACTTCCTGGTGGACAAGTCAGAGGGGCGGGTGGAGCAGGGGGCGGTCTGGATTGCTCTGGCCAAGGAGGGCCTGCAAACCATGATCGCGGACCAGACCGATCATCCCGACGAGGGGCTGGCGTTCACGCCCGGCCACTACTGGGGCTACTCGACGTCTCCCAACGACGTCCGCCCCTACCTCAACGAGCCCTAAATGGCGAGGCACACCGAACCGCTCGACGGTGGCCTCGTCACCAATCTCGATCCCGCATTGCTCCAGCCTGGGCAGCTCTCCTACATTCGGAACGCGGTCTATAAGTCGGGGAGTCGGAGCTTACGCCGTGCCAAGGGGCGGGCCGCGTTCGGCACCGTTACGGCCACAGGCGAAGCCGTCGATGGCCTGAGGGACGCCAAGTTTGACAATGGCGATCACTACCTGCTCGCCCACGCCTCAGCGTCCTACCTGACCGCCACGGTGGGAGACACCGGGACCTTCGGAGTAGTTCTGAACGAGGTCGGCAACGGCGATCAACTCGACGTCGTCCATTACCGGAATCGGTTCTACCTGTTCAACGGGGTCCAGACCGACGCCACCGCGGCAGATTCAAACCGGGTCTTCTACCTGAGCGCCACCGCCGCCGCCTCGGCTCCGCTGACTCGACTCCATGGCCTGCTGCCGGTGATCGATGCTCCTACCGTCACTACGGGAGCCGGGTCATTCTCTCAGAGTGTTACGGGCTACTACGAGTACTGGACCACTGAGGTGGCCAAGCTGACGCAGGACGGGGCGGAGCTGGTGATCGAATCCACCTTCGATGAGAAGACCGGACCCAGCACGGTATTCGTCTCGACGACAGCGATAGTTCCCACCGTCCAGATGCCGGCGCTCCGCAATCCCAGCACCACTCACTGGCGCATCTATCGGAGTCCGAAGAAGGAGAAGGAGGCCGACAAGAAGTTCCCGACCGGATTCATGATCGCCGAGACGGCAGCATCAGGGGCCAGCGCCACGGCGTTTGTGAACGATACGCTGACGGTGGCATCGGCCTCCAGTTTTCCGAGCCTATTCAACACCGTGGCCCCGTTCTTCGACTTCGCCAATCGAGCGAATCTGGCGTCGGATAATGGTTCTTACGCTTCGGCTACTGTGCCATCCCTGCTGGTGCCGCAGCAGCAGGCGACCTACGGCTACAACCTGGGAGGCTTCACCGGCAACGTGAAGGGCATTCAAGTTGAGGTTCAGGGATACGTCTCTGGTGGAACCGGGCCAGTGCCGGTTCAGGTAACGATTGGGAAGCGGAATAGCAACGGTGGATTCGTCACCAACCTATTGTTACAGGGCACCTTCGCTTCAAAATCCGGGATCATCACTAGCACCAGCTCGGTGACTCCTACCACCTTTATCGTGGGCAGTTCCACCGATCGCTGGTTCCCGAGCAACGTCCCCGGACTGGTGGCGACCGACTTCGATGGAAACTTCATGATCCGTCTCATGGTCTCCAAGCCCGGCGTTTCAGTTGGGATCGACTATCTCAAGGTCACGGCTCATTACTCCGCGACCATCGACTCCGTGGTCCCGTTCCCGACCGTGGTTTACACTTTCGGCGACACCACGATCCAGGTCGGCAAGAACGGGCCGCCGCCCTCCGCGAATACCGGAGACATGTTTGAGGACTGTCTGGTCGTGAACGATGTCTTGGCGCCCAGTCTTATCAAGTGGTCCTATCCCGGAGACCCCGAAGCCTTCCCGCCCACTTATTTCCTCGACTTCGAGACCCGGGAGAACGATCGCATCCGGAACATCAAGACGGTCAACAATGTTCTGGTGGTGGGACTCGACAACTCGGTGTGGCGGGTCAAGTACCTGCCGAGCGAGCGGGACGCGAGTTTCGACCGCGGCAAGGCGATGGAGGCGATCAGCCGCACCTTCGGGATCGTCGATCCGATGTGCGCCTGCGTCTATACCCCGGACGGCAGCAGCACGGAGCGGCTGGCATTTGTCTCCAACAAGGGCATTCACTCGACGGACGGGTTCGACTTTCAGGACCTGACTCAACTCGATTGGCGTCAGGTCATCTCTACCACCAGCACCAGCGCCCCGATTGCGCTGGTCAACGATCCGGAGGAATCCGAGCTCCTGTTCTACCACCGCAACGACAGCAACGCCAACGAGACCTATTTGTGTCTGCACTTGAACTACGGCTCGGATCACCTTCAGCCGAACGGGACCTGCAAGGTCTCGGGCCCTGTCCACATGCGGAACTTCACGACCCCGAACTTCGCCAGTCTGGAGTCAGCCTGGGCAGTCCCGCGCTCCTCCGGCGCCCATGGTGTTTATCTGGGCTACGGTGGAACGGGGGCCGCCACTGCGGCGGGATCGGGCAGGGTCTACTTCGAGACCGGGAGCACCATCCCGGCCGAAGACCCGGCCTACGCCTATCGAACCCGGCGCATGTATCTGGCGGGGTTCGCCAACGAGTGGAAGCTGGATGAGATTTACAACTACATCTCCAGCCATACCGGGTCGCAGTCGGTCCAGTACACGCTGCTCAATACGCTCACCAACAACACCTCGGGGGAGCAGTCGGTTTCGGAGCCGGTGTTCTCGCTGAACGGTCAGGTGTTCCACTATCTGCCGATCAATACGGGTCAGGCGGAAGGGCTCCGGATTCAGGTAGCGGTTACGGCGGGACACGACGACATCGCCGACGAGTTCCTGGTGCTTGAGGGCCAGGGCTTCGGCCAGCAGGACTCCAAGCGATGAGGGACTACACGGGGGCTCCGTTCCAGCGCCTCGATCCCGAGGTGCGTGCGGCGATCGCTCCGATCGACTTCTATCTGCGCGACCTGACCAAGGGGATGGCGCGGATCGAGAAGGGCGAGGTCCCGGACGGATCGGGCAGGCCGATCGTTCCGACCGATGGCGACTTCCTGTTCAAGCCCGGCATCTCCGGAGGCCAGATCGCCAGCGGGGGCACCAATGCCGGCGAGAACCTGGAGTTCCATTCCACCGCGCATCAGGATCGCGGCTCGATCCTGCTGGGCAGTTCGATCGCGGTGGACGAGGACAACATCCGGCTCGGGATCAATACTATTTCTCCTACCGCTAAGCTGGCCATCGCCACCGTTCCCGCAACCGCATTGCAGGCGAATAGTGACATCACCACATTCAACACTCAGTGGGGCACCACCGGCGCGGCAACTCAATGGGAGGCGATTAAAACCGCCGATGATACGACCTCGTTTGCCCATCGACATGGCGATACAGGTTCCTACGTTTTCTCGATGGGACTAGATGGAGTGGTGAATCGGACCACATCTCCGGTATGGACCGTATCCTATCGTGCTAGATACGAAGGCGTTGTCCCGACTGCTAGTACGGTTTTCAGATTTGGGATCGGTGACAGTACTGGTCAGCAGGCACAAAGCCCAACCATAGATGCTACCGCCCTTACTACGTCGTGGATTGACTACACTACGACGGTGACGTTCCCGCAACCCGGAACCGCTGCGGCCAACAGCTTGCAACTGATCGCTGTGGTTGCGGTTGATTTCGATGGATACATCGAAATCACCTATGTATCCATAATGGCCGGAGGTTCCGGGGATCGCCTTACTGACTGGTATAGCAATGGATCGTTGATTTCATGGATAGACGCCAATGCTTTCGCTAACTTCACGCGGTTGAATCTGCTCGATGCCACCGGAGACGCCCTGAGCATCGTTCCGGCCTCTGCCACAACGGCGCACACCCTGACCATGCCGGGGGCGCAGGGAGCGGTTGATACGGTGCTCAAGAACAACGGCTCGGGCGCCCTATCGTGGGTCACGATATCGTCCCTTGGCGGGGCCTTCGCCGACAGTATTTTCAGGATCGTTGGATCGAGTGACGCGACCAAGAAGCTGGCTTTCGAGGTGGACGGATTCACTACGGCAACGACGCGAACCATGACGCCGCCCAACGCTTCAGGAACGCTGGCACTAATCGATCTGGCCCAGACCTTCACTAAAGCCCAGTCGTTTTTTGACGCGGGGGGTGGGACGCTGACGATTAACATGGCGTCGGCCCAATACGTCTTTGAGTTGGTGGACAGTGTCGCCAATCGACTGCTGGCCGTGGATGTAACCGAATCCTCGTTCAATGTCCCCGCGTTCTTCTTATGGCCCGGCGGCTCGGTTGGAACCGGATTTAGGGCCGCCTTCCTCCCCGCCGCGCTGACGGCCGATCGCAACTATACCTTCCCCAACGCCACCGGCACGGTGCCGTTGCTGGCCGCTGCGCAGACCTTCAACGGGGCCACTACGCTCGGGCCCGGCTGCATTCTGATCTCCAGCACCGCCGCATCCGGGGTCTCGTTCACCGATACCACGACCGCGACCAAGAAGTTGCGGGTCGTGATGTCGGGGGCGGTGGGGAACAACACGATCACGGTGGCCAATGTGGCGGCTCGTGACTACAAGCTAGGCGATGATTCCGGTACCGTTGACCTGATCGTGGCGCCCAGCAGCGCGACGGTTGACAAGACGGGCCAGACCGCCAGCATTGGGGCCACGACCGCCTATACCACGGTCCATGCCGGCTTCTACCGGATGTCGGCCTACTGGGTCTTCACCGCGGTCACGGTGGCTGGCACGCTGACGGTGTCGGCGCTCTACACCGATCCGCAGCAGGCCCAGACCAACGCCTTCATTAACGCGGTGGCGTTCGCGGCGGCTGGCAGCTTCGCGCAGGGCTCGTGCGTGTTCTACGCCACCACTGGGACCACGATCCAGTTCTCTACCACGCTGGTAAATACCGGCACCTACAACATCTACGTCCGGGTGGAAAGTCTGACTTAGGAGGAGTAATGGCGCGAGCGCAGGCGACGATCATCAAGACCGCCAACCCGGCCGGCTGGTACTGGACCTTCGATCGGCTGGACACCCCGGACGCGACGGTGGACAACTTCGCCACCGCGGCCAACCCCAACGCGGCGCTGGATTTCATCAAGCCGCTGATCGCGGGGTTGCCTGGGACCATGTCCAGAGTGGTCATCACGGTTGATTCTTTCGAGCCCCCGACGTAGCATCGTTTTAGCGCCAGGGAGGGCGCGCCCATGGACCCAACGCTGATTGCGGCGCTGCTATCCTCGCTTCCCGGACTGCTCGGAGCCCTGTTCGGAGACCCGAACAAGAAACTCCGCGGGGCGGTCCGCAACCTGACCTCAGCCGGCAATATCGGCAAGGTTACAAACCAGTTCTATCAGCAGGCCCTTGGGAGTCCAGCCTATGCTCAGGCGCAAGGCGCGATCGCTGCGGGCGCCAACACCGCTCAGGGCCAACTTGCGAGCAGCCTCGGTGCTCGTGGCCTCGGAACCTCCGGCACCGCCTCGATCCTCGGGGCGGCGATCCCGTCGATGATTGGCGGCCAGCAGGCGGGGCTTCGTACTTCGGCCTATGGCTCGGCCCAGAGCCAGGCCCAGCAGTCGATTGAGGCCCAGCTTCGGGCCCTGCTCGGAACTCAGGGGCCATCTCCGGCCCAGCAGGGAATCGCAGGCGGTATCGAGGCGTTCGCGCCCTATCTCCGGCAGCTGCTGGCGAACCTCGGTCGGGGCGGCCTGCCGCGCAATGCCCTCGCAGGTGCAGCGAACTACGGTGGCCCACCCGTGCAGCCGAGATTCTAATGAGCGCCGGGCTTGGGGGGTTGAGCGGAACGCTACAGGCGCAGAGCGTACTGTCCATGATGGAGCAACTGCAGCAACGCCAGCAGGAAGACCTGGCACAGCGCTCGGCCGAGTTGGAGCAGCAGGCGTCCCAGGCCCAAGGCCAGTACCAGCAGGCGGCGGCAGCCCCTGAGCCACAGCTTGACCCGGCCGACGTCTTCGTTCCCACTCTGCTCGGCCACATCGCCTCGATCATCGGACAGGACCCGGGCTTCATCCAGCGGGCGCAGGAAGGAATCAAAGCCAAGAAGTCAGATTTGCTCAAGGCCCGCGCCGACAATCTCCTGGCTCTCCGGGATGTCTACTCCCAGAAGGCCGACGAAGCCCAGCAGGCCGGAGACCTGGACAGCACGGAGAAGTACCGGCGCCAGTACGAGACGCTGACCAAGACGTTGGATACGGTGAATCAGAGCAGGTCGACCGCCGAATCACTGGAGAACCTGCGGCACCAAAACCGGCTGGCAGAGATCGCGGCGCGCGGCTCCGCCAAGGCGGAACCGCTGGTGATAGTGGAGGGTCCCACCGGACCAGAATACGTTCCGCGCTCCGAGGCGGTGGGCAGAAAGGCCACGACTCCCTCTGCGACCCGCGGCAAGATACCGACCGCCGGCGAACGCGAGGCTCTGGTCGGAGACCTGGCGATCATCAAGCAGCTGGGTGACACCAGAACCTATTTCAAGCCCGAGTTCACGGGTCCGGTGACGGGCGGTCTGACTGGTAGCTTAACGCAGGCGATCGGGATCGGCCGTCGTCCGGGTGAGGGGAGATTCCGCGCGGCGCTGGCTGGAATCCGGAACCAGATTTTGAAGCTGAGGTCCGGAGCGGCGATCACGACGGCCGAGGCCCAGCGGCTACTTGAGGAGCTTCCGACCCCGGACAATCCTCCCGACACCTTCAACGATAAGCTGGACCAGTTCGAGGAGACGTTCCGGGAGATCGCCCAGAACCGCCGTGACGTCATGGCGGAGACCGGAGTGGACGTGGAGAAGCTCCGTCCCCTGCCCCCGACGCTTAAGGGGGCTACCCCGGTCGAGACTCCTACCTACGTCCGCATGAAGAAGCCCAACGGACAAATCCGTGACGTCAGGTCGGACAAAGTGTCAGAGGCGGTATCGAACGGCTGGAAGCGGGCGCCCAAGTGACGCGCGATCCCAACTGGGAGCCAGCAGGAACGCTGCCGGTCTCCGATCCAGACTGGGAGCCGGAGGGGACCCGGATTCCGGTCCGGGAGCATTCCAGGACCTCCAGGAATGCCCAGGAAGCCCAGGCAGAGGCGATCGGCATGGCGGCTGCCTCCGAGGTCAGGAGCCAGGCCGGAGGCCGCCTGGCTGCAATGTTGCCCGCCCTGGGAGGACTCGGCGGTGGTCTCGCCGGGGGGATTCCGGGCGCTACGATCGGTGGCATGGTCGGTAAGGCGGTCCAGCTAGGCCCGCGGGGGCTGAGGGCTGCAGCCGGAATCCGTCCGTGGCGCAAGAGCGTGGCGGCGGAGCGTGCCAACGATCTGCGGGATATCGCCCGGGCCGGGGTCGAGCAGGGACTGCTCCAGACTGCCGGGGTCGGGGTTGCCAAGGTGATGGGCGGCGCGGGTACGTTGGCCATGAGAGCGGCCCTCAAGGCTGACCCCCGCGTTGCCCGTACCGCGATTCAAGAAGGGATCACCGCTAGCAAATGGGGTCTCGGCAAGCTCAAGGGGAAGATCGTCTCGTCGGGCGCGGCTACGGCCAACCTCATTCGCCAAGCAACCAAACAGGGCGCCGAGTTGAATCCAGTTCAAATCGCCAGAGAAATCTTTCAGGACCTTGGGCCAGCTGCCACTAATCGAGCCTTGCCGGTTCCAGCGCAAACGATACTGCGGGAACAGACTGAAGCGTTTCTTCGCGCTAATCCCGGCAGCCGGATTACTCCGACAAAACTCCAGGCGATCAAGCAAAGTTCGGATGCCGTCTTGAGCCGGTATTACGCCAAGCTTCAGCCCGGCAAACACGTCAATCCCAAAGAGCTTCCAATCCGGCTGCGGTGGCATCTGGCGGTGGCCGATCGCTCCCGTGCTGCGCTGGAAAACATCCCAGGACTGGGGCCGCAGATCGCCGCGTCCAACGCGCGGACTCAATCGCTGATCGAAGTCCAGGGGCGACTATTTCCTGCTTCGCAGGGATTGGACGCCAAGCTCGCCCAGCTGGCGCTTCGCCATGGGACTGGGGCCGCCATCGGCGGGGCGATTGGTGCGGGCCAGCCGGGAGAACGAGGCCGGAATATTGCGCTCGGTGCTCTGGCCGGAACCGCCGCCAGCTCGCCATTTGCCCTCTCCCATATTGCGCTCTTGGCGAATAACCCGATGCTGGCCCAGATGGTCCGTGGCGCACCGCACGTCGGAAGTGCCCTGCTAGCCGAACCCTAGAGGGGGATCACCGTGACGGACCATGACAGCACGGCCCACGGAAGGGCCACCCCATGAACCCCGATCAGGTGCTCGCTCGCGCTCGGCAAGCGATCGGGCAGGGCTGCGTTTACAAGCTCGGAGCCGGGGGCAGGAAGCCGTTCGCCCCGCTGCCGTGGATCGGTCCCCCCGAGTGCGATTGCTCGGGCTTCGTCGCCTGGTGTCTCGGCGTGGACCGCCACACCGATAACCCTTGGTACAAGAACCAGAACGGCGGCTGGATCGAGACCACGGCCATCTGTAGGGACAGCGACAGCCCCTACGGCATTTTCACCAAGGTGAAGTGGGAGGACGCGCTGCCGGGGATGTTGGTGGTCTATGGCGACAGGGTGATCGAGGGTACGCGCCGGCAGGGACACGTTGGCATCGTCACGGCAGTGGATCACGGGCCATCGCACGTCATCCATTGCAGCCTTGGCAACTGGCACAAGACAGGTGATGCGATTCAGGAGACCGGACCTGCGGCGTGGAAGGCGCGGGGCGACGCCATCGTTGCCGCCTGCGGATTCGTCGAGGCGGAGCGTTCAGCATGACCGCCATCGGGGCGGCACCAGCGGGGGAGTGGCGTGAATGCAGATGATCCCAGACGAGTGGAAGCTGGTTCTCTACCTGTTGGGCCTGGTGTTCATCGCTGGGGGAGCGTTCGCGAACCTCAAGCGGATGGACGGCCGGCTGGAGAAGCTGGAGCGCCGGGAGCGGTGGGCGAACAGTTGTATCCAGGTGGTCTTCTCACAGCTCGGTCTGTCCGTGCCGAAGGAGCCGGAATGATGAAGCGGCCTTCGATCTGGCGCTGGCCCGGCTCGATCGCGATCTGTTGCGGCGTCGTGTTCATGATTATCGCAGCCACGCTCCTGGTGCTGACGCGCGTCAAGCCCGGATGACGCCGCGTCGCAACCCCTGGCTCGCCCGGCTGGTGAACGTCGATCTCAAGGAGATGATCAAGCTGGCGCTCCTGATCGGAGGTATCTTGGGCGGCTGCGAGATAAACCAGCGTGACATCCGCTCCGTGGCCTCATCTTCAGACTCCACCACGATCCGACTGGAAAAGAAGATCGCCCGGCTGGAACGACGTCTCGATCGGATGGAGCCCAGGAAACATCGGACCCGAGTCGCCGAGAATCCCAACCTCGTGACCCGCTTCTGGCAGGCCCTTCCGTTCACAGGAGGCAACTCATGAAGCTGATCAGCCTATTGGCATTGCTGCTCCTGATCGCGGGCTGCGAGAAGAAGACGATCCGCATCTACAAGATCATGGCGCCCGTCGATACGGTCTGGGTGAGCCCGTGTCCGCACTATCCACCGTGTCATCCGAGGTGCCGATAGTGGCTGCGGGATGGAAGGCAATCTTAGGTCAGGTCGCTCCTGCGCTGGCAACTGCGCTCGGCGGTCCGCTGGCCGGCATGGCGGTCAAGGAACTCGGCGCCAAGTGGCTTGGTAAGCCGGACGCCAAAGAGAGCGATATCGAGGCAGCGGTGATTGCGGCCAATCCCGAGACGCTGCTTAAACTCAGGGAACTAGACAATGCCTTCAAGTCAAAACTGGTTGAAGCCGGAGTCGAGCTTGAACGTCTTACCGTGGAGGATCGAGCGTCGGCTCGCGCAAGAGAGATTGCGCTCAAGGATTGGACGCCGAAGCTCGTTGCGTTTTCGATCCTCGCAATCTTCGCCAGCACGCACGTTTTCCTGCTTTCTCAGGAAGCTCCCGCGGGATCTCGCGAACTGGTGGCGCGAGCGATGGGTACGCTTGATGCCCTGACGGTAGCAATCGTGAGTTACTATTTCGGTTCAAGTTCCGGCAGCCGCGCCAAGACCGAATCCCTGATCGACAAGGCGACAAAATAAACCGGCCAGAGCCAACAACTCCCTGGCCAGTTGTCGCCTAGCCGCGCCTTGCCCAGCCACGCCCGGCCACGCCTCGCCCCGCCTTGCCGCGCCCGGCCGTGCCTTGCCGTGCCTTGCCTTGCCCCGCCATGCCCCGCCCGGCCTTGCCCCGCCATGCCCCGCCCCGCCATGCCCCGCCCGGCCGTGCCTTGCCTTGCCCAGCCGAGCCACGCCACGCCTTGCCCTGCCGCGCCTTGCTTACAACCAACCTACGACTTCGCACTTGCCAAACTGACCGCGGAACGTCCCGAGCCCAACTGCCACCATGCCGTCAGTCATGACATTCATAATCTGCTGCTCTTGAATCATGCGATTGGGCCATAACGTCAACGTGAACGACAACTCCCAAGGCAGTGGCAGCACGGGTCTGACTTTTGGGTTGGGAATGCCTTTTGGCAACCTAGCGACCTGACGATGCACGTAGATTCCTGATATCTTATCTAGGTCGTTGTCGAGTTTGCCAAACACGATTGGCTCATCATCCCTAAGAAACGGGATCATCTTCGGACCAATATTCACGAACGAACCACATGCGGTTGTGAAGTTCTTGTATTTACGGCTGTCGAGCAATCGCTTGGGGGCCGAATCGGTGTTTTGGGCCGAGAGGAACGACATTATATTCGCCGAAGGCAGGCATATTGTTCTGCCCTGTTCTCCGCCCAGATAGAGTTTTTGCCACGGCTCCAGCTTGGTGTCGTTGTCGCCAGGATAGCGGTCGAACATGATGTCGGTCAGACCGCGCAGGCGCACTTGCCGGACGATCTTCTCGCGAGTTCCGCTTTCGGCTCTGGTTTTTAGTTCCTGCTTTTCCTGTTCTTTCATTTATCACCTCATTCTCCTTGGTTTATGACAGCATCACGCTCGTGACGAAGTACACTAGCCCCGCCGCGCCTCGCTCAGCCAGGTCCCGCCGCGCCACGCCGCGCGCCTACTGATCTCCATCGCCACGATTCGATCGATCTCCGCGCGCACCCGAGCCCGAATAGTTTCCCTCAGACCGCCGTTCAGTGCGATCTCATTGGCGATGTTGTCATTCGCCGCGCGCCGCCGCTTTGCCAGCACTCTGGGAGCCTTGTCCAACTCCTTCAATCGCTTCTCTCTCGTCGTCACGGAAAACCTTTCTGCGACCAATGGTCGCCCTAGAACAATGCCACGCTGGCCAGATAACAGAGCACTCCTAACACCACCAGCAATATCGCGATCTCCCACAGCAGTTTCTTCATGGTGTCCCTCATTAAAAAGGGGGGCGGGCACCTAGCGGCCATCGTGGCCACGGTCCCGCCCGGACCCACTCATTGGGTCTTGAGTCCTGGGCCATCCGCAAGAGACAGCCCCGGTCGCTCCGCTCAACGCACGGCTAGTCCCCGAATCTGCGAATCCACCAAAGCAGATCGAGCAAAACCTTCTGCTTCATAACCAATCACCTCCCTTCTCTCGGAAGCAAGCGCTTGAGTTCGGATTCCAGCCATAGCCGTTCGATTTCGCGATCGAGCTTGGGTTTGTTGCGCTTGTGCTCCCACGCCTTGAGCGCCAGCGCCCGGTCCGGGAACTTGTCCATCCACCACTGAAGCCCCTCGCCGGGTCTGGCCAGCGATCCCTTGTGGCTGTCGAACCAGAAGTGATGAGCGGCACACAGAGCGAGAGAAGCCCACGGGACAAAGACCAGGGACTTGGCCTTCCGATTCTTGATGTGTGCCCAGTGGACAGACTGTTTGATCCCCGACGAGCCACACTTCTGGCACTTGTTTTGGTCCCGAATCTCCACCACCAGCCGGCGGCAGAGCTTGGTCATCAAGGCGTGGGAGGTCTTGCGGGTCGCCCTCTTGGACGCCCTCACGGCGTGCCCGCAGTAGGTTCCGGGGGCGGCGAGGTGGCGAGGGCGACTGCCCGCCGCGAGGCTCGCCTCGCTTCGCTCGCCACCTTCTGGACGCGCTGTGCTCCGGCAAGGGGATCGCCAAAGAATACAGACACCGAATCGAGCGCGTTGGCCATCTCCCGCAGAGCCGCCTCCAGCGCGACGCACCGGGCCTCGGCGGCCTCTGCTCGGTCATATTGCTGCACTAGGTCGGAGTCATCGACCGTCTTGGCCGAAGCTTCGCGCAGCATGGCCTCGATCCGGTCTGGTAGGTCGATGAACGAGGCGTCCGGCGCGTACTTCTTGGTCAGCACTTCGCAACACGCCAGCGCCGCCACTCGCTCGGCGCTCAGCGCCCGCACCGCTTCGCCGTAGCCCGATTCCCCCGGTACCACGACCCCAGCGTCCACCAGAGCCCCGCTAACATTAGCGAGCCATGCCGCGGACCGGTCCAGCGCGGCGCGGGCGTCCAGCAAGTCGCGGACGGCGCGTAATCCGATATGAACTTGATACTGCGGCAGATGGTCGAATTCTACGCCGCAGTCGGCGAGGTAGGTTTCAAGCTCGTCCCGACTCACCCTCGGGCTCGGTTCGGTATGGGCAGGGGCGGGACCAGGGCGCACCGGCGCGGCGGAGTCGCTGGCGCTGACGTCGGCGCCGTCTCCGCTTGAACTCGCATCCCCTCTCGGGGCTCCCGCTCCCTGCTTCGTTTCGGTCTGTGGCTGGTGGTCTGATTCTGCGGGCATTTCGCTCGGCTTCTCGGCGGCGGTCACTCGGCCTCCTCGTACGTGGCGGCTTTGCCGGAGCACAGCGCGTCCTCGACTGGCGGCTCTGCTCGCCTGGAGCGCCACGCCTCCCACGCCCTGCCTACGCGGCCGCTGCCGGGGAACAGGTCCACGAACTCATCGCTTGGTCGCATATCGAGCGCCCCGAACAACCACTCCGCGAACGCCTCCGGCTTCTGGCCCTTCACCGTGCCCCCCTCTCGTTCGGCCTTGGTCACACCGTGGGGTTTGCAATGGACCCAATCGAACGGCGTAGGCTGGTCGCGACGGCAAGGACGGGCCGCCCTCATGAAGATCACGGGCTCCCATGCGTAGCACGGCCACACCTTGGGCCGCATGAAGGCGAACGGTTTGGTCCACGCCCCAACGCGCGTCTTGGGCGGGCAGAGCGGCAGGAGCATACGGAGGGCTGGAACCGACGTAGATAGAGCCCAGCCGTCGTAGGTCGTGCTCAAGCACAGGATCAGCTTACGGTGATCTACTTCGGCGCACTTATACATCGAGCGCGCCATGCCTGGATAGGGCGGGTCAGCGTAGGCGAACCTCATTGGCGACGCATCATCCATGTCCGCCACCCACACCGCATCCTTGGCCGGCACCAATCACTCCTCCCCTCACGTCTCCACCCCCGGCCGGTACTCCTCGCCCCTCAGCCCGTGCAGGCTCGCCACCGCGTTGCGCGCCGTCATCTTCTGCGGCTCGCCCACCACTGAGCAGCCGTCCCGCAGCCGCCGCAACGGCCGCAGCTCGGGATGCACTCGCATGAAGTAGTCCTTGCGCGAGCCGTCCGCCTCAGGCGTCGAGTTGACCACCTTGACCATTAGGAGATCAGTGTCGTCGGGACGCGGTTTCCGATAGAGCGCGCCGAAATCATCCTCGTGAATCTTCTCGGCCTGGGTGTCGAGCAGATACCGGGCCGTGCCGTAGCGCGAGATCATCACGCGCCGGACCTCGGCATTCCGCTCGTTCTCGATGTGTTGGACCGTGATCCAGTCGGGGCGGACGACGACGAACGCCGGGACCAAAACGCCGTGCCAGAAATAGAGGTTCTCGGCGTCCGATTCGAGCGCGGGGCCGGTTTCATGGTGCAGGCGCCGCACCGAGCCCGTATCCATGTGAACCGTTGGCTTGGCGACCCAATACAGCGTGCTCTCCGTCCAGTAAAGCATCCAGCAGCCAGCGATGAATGCCTCAAAGAGCGGTTGAGACCAGCGCAGAACACCGTCCTTCCGCAACTGCGCAGCGCCGAGAGCGGTGACCGAAATCAAGGACATATCCCACAACCACCAGAACCAGGACGCTTGAACCATCGAGGCGGCAAATCGCTGGCGGGCGGCGCTGGCGGCGATGGCG